TGTTGTATTGAAAAAAGGGCAGGTTATTTATGACTTGCCCTTTTAATTTAAAAAGACTATGATATATTTACAGACCGATACACCTGCACAAACCGTCTATTTACAACTAGACGAAACAAGGCAATACTTTGCCACACCATTTACGCACTACTTGTTTATTTTAACACACGAAGAAAATAGCACAACGGGAGATAAGCTTGCACAGGTAGCGCAGATAGTGAATGAGAATGTGCGAATAACAGAACTATTAGTTACAACTGATAGACTAACGCTAGCAGGTCGCTATCGTTATGATGTATACGGTCAAAATTCAGGCGGTAACATCAACCCAAATAACCCAAGTGTAGTAGGTTTATGCAAACGTGGCTATGTTGTGCTAACGGCAAACACGCAGTTCTTTGATGTACCTTCTATCACAATACCAAATGATATAATCTATGAGCCATAACGAATCAAATATAGTTTCATTGAAGCTTAGCGAGTATGTTGCTAAGAGCGATGCAGAAAAAGTAGACCGCAAAGGGTGGGTTAACTACGGAGATCAAAACGATTTCCCACAATACCTGCGTGATTTGGCGCATGAATCACCTGTGCATGGTTCATTGGTGGTTGCTATTGGTGACATGATAGCTGGGAAGGGTATTAAGTCGGAGCAGTATCAGGCAGAATTAGACGCACTTGATGTAAATGCTTTGACATACGCATGTGCGCACGATTTAAAACTATTTGGTGGTTTTTACATTGAAGTGATTTGGAGCAATGATAGAACAGTTATATCAAAGCTAAACGCTATACCATTCGAAGAATGCCGTATTGCAGTGAATCAAGATGACGATACTGAAATAGGAATCTTTCACAGCTACGACTGGTCTAATACACGCAAGAAAAAGAACACACCCGAATTTATACCCAAATACAATTATTTGACACGTGAGCAAGAGCCACGTCAAATATATTGGTGCTTCACATACACAGGCAGCGATGTATATCCGCGACCTGATTACTGGTCTGCTATTAACTACATCGAGTTAGACAAGCAGATTTCGATATTCCACATAAACCAAATATCAAACGGTCTTTTCCCTTCTACAATTATCAACTTCTACAATGGTCAGGCAACACCTGAACAGAAGCAGCAGATGATGATGGACTGGGAAAATAAAATGAGTGGTGCTCGTAATGCAGGTAAGGTGGTTATGTTCTTCAACGAACGTGATCAACCTAAAACTGAAATCACACCATTCCCGGTTAACGATGCAGATAAGCAGTACCAGTTGATGGATACTACTGCTACGCAAAAGATTATCACTGCGCATCGTGTTACTACGCCACTGCTTTTCGGTATTCGTGAAACATCGGGCTTTGGTAGCAACAAAGATGAAATGGCTACAGGTTTGGAGATATTCAACAAGCAAGTAATTGTACCCTATCAGGAAAAAATCAATACCAGCATCGAAGAATTGTTGAGCAATCAGCTGCCCGGTGTAAACTTTACAATCGTACCAAACACACCACTTGCAGTTGAGCAGGCAGAAGCAGTTGTGGATGCGACAGGTGGAACTACCGATGTAGCTGCAACAGCTTTGAATGGTGCGCAGATCAGTTCACTTGTAGACATCGTGATGCAATCGGCTGCAGGTGCTGTACCTGTGACCAGTGCAAAGGCAATCGTACAGGCTGCGTTCCCAACATTGCCCGCTGTGACTATTGATGCAATCTTCGCTGATGTGTTACCCGGTAGCTTGCAGCCGAATGAAGTCATAATGAGTGACGAAAAAAAAAAGTAGATGACAGCACAGCGGGTGATGCGCTTATCGCATTAGGCGAAGATGCAAGTGAAGATTGGATATTGATAGATAGCTACAACGCAGATGAAGAAATTGAGCATGAGTTTGCGGTACGTACGGGTGCTGCTCGCCCAGCTGCTAAGAGTGAGCAAGATGCTATTATCGATGGCAAGTACTTTATTACTCGTTACGTTTACGCAGGTAGCTTTAGCCATCCTGATATGCGCCCATTCTGTAAGAAAATGATAGAAGCAGGCAAGCTGTATCGCAAAGAAGATATAGTTTCAATGGAGAATGTAGCAGTAAATCCAGGATGGGGACCAGAAGGTGCAAACACCTATGACATTTGGTTCTACAAAGGCGGTGGTAACTGCAAACACTTTTGGGAAAAGCGAGTGTATGTAGATGCAAGCGGTGCGAAAATCAATCCTAATAATCCTGATGCATCACGAATAGCAGTGAGCATGGCTGAACGCATGGGGTATAAAGTGCGCAATAACTCATTAGTTGCAAAGCTTCCTGAAGACATGCCATACAACGGCTTCCTACCAACCAATCCTATTTACGGCAATCAATAATTACAACTATGGCTGAAGTATTACTTATATCCGAAAACTACGTCAAGAAGTACACAACTGTCAATGGCAGTTTAGATCCTAACTTGCTATATCCATCCATCTATTTGGCACAGGACAAATGGCTACTTCCCTTTTTGGGAACTGATCTGCTCAATAAGATAAAAGCGGATGTTGCTGCAAATACCATTAGCGGTAACTACGAAATTCTATTAGAAGATTACATCCAAAAGATGCTGCTTTGGTGGGTTATGGTGGATGTAACGCCAAACCTCTGCTATCGCATGGACAATGGAACATTAGTCCAGCGTCAAAGTGAAGACACTGTGCCTGTATCGGATGTTGTAATGAAGGATATGATAGACCGGGCACGTCAAAATGCAGAGCACTACACCACTTTACTAGTCGATTACTTGTGTGCTAACAGCAGTTTGTTTCCTGAATACTCAACTGCGCAGTGGCCTGACCGCTCACCACGTACAGACGTGACTAATACACTGAATTATCAGTTTAGCACAGGCAATACTGCAACAAGCTTTCGTCCTACCTATTCACGTAACATCCTTAATCGCATACCATGAGTGATAAAAAAACACTTAAGCAAGAATACACTGAACGTTTGCGCAAGTATGAGCGTGAACTTTCGCTAAAACTAAGAGCCAATGTCAGCAAAGAAGCAGACAAAACCAAAAAGTGAGCAGCCTGTAAGTGTCACTTACAAGTCTATTCGCTACTACTTTCAGCTATTCGATGGGCTGTGGTCTATTCCGATAGCGTTTGCGCTGTTCATCATTGCAGGTACATTGAGTGCAGAATACTTTGGCGATGCATTGATAAGTACGGAATACGTGCAATACATCGTGCTGGCTTCACTCATCATGGTCTTTGCTAACTTCGTTACCTTCTTGGGAATTCGTTTCAATTTTAGGGCACTACAGCGTGCTGTATACGATCGTGGAATTACGTATGAACTAAATACTTTTCTATCGACATGGCAAAAAGTTGTTTTATATCTGTTGCTTTATGCATTCTACTTTGCTGCATTCCTATTTATTCTACGCATGCTGATGACGGCTACTGCGTAAGGGTAACGGCTTCATCATTCGTAGGAGTTCACGAGAAGGGCGGTAACAACAAAGGATTTAACGATGCTGCTTTGCAAGTATTGATGCGCCAAGAAGGTTGGTTGCCCGGTTACGCATGGTGCTCCTTCTTTGTCATGGCTATGCTCAATGAGTGTGGCGTGCCCAATACAATCACAGGGTGGTCACCTACTGCATACAACCAGCGCGATGTAATTTTTACCGATGGCAAATTCAAACAATCGTATACTGATAAGGATGTGCTGGTAATGACTTTGAGTTATTCCGAATTTAGGCGCAAAAGATTCAAGGCTATTGGTCACACTGGCATCGTGGATAGGATAGGCAAGCATTCAGTGCGTACCATCGAAGGCAACACGAATGAACAAGGCATGCGCGATTCACGTTCACGCGATGGAGTGTATTACAAGATTCGCCCACTAACTAAAAATCTACACATAACGAGATGGGGAAAAACACAAAGCTAATTATTGCAGTGGTTATTGCAATTGTTGCACTAGCCATAGTGTTCAGCGTTCGTAGCTGCAACAAGCCCGTAACAAATCCAGCTATACATAGGTCACAGGATATCAATGATTCGCTCTATCAAATTATTGAAACCAACAACGCGAAAACAGACAGCCTATTCTTAAAAATTGACAGCCTGCAGATTCATCAGGATACCATCATTCAACGCCAACAAATCACTAACGAAATCTACCGAAATGAAACCTATAACATTCTTTCTGCTAGTCCTACTAACGCCACTCGTCAGTATCGCACAACCATCCAAAAATCGGACAGCTTACTTAAAGCAGGATTTTACACCCGAACTTACAACCTACGATCAGCAGCTTTTCAATCTGAACTTCAATAGCATGCTGTATTGGTATCGGACTGCGTACGAAATCGACAGTTTATACCAAATGGAACGGCTGAAGGTTACATACTACGCAAAGATTACAGGCATTCAGGCGACGAGTTATGAAACATTGGCGGAAATCTATAAGAACAAGCAAAGCATTGAAAAGGCTATAAATGCGGAGAAAGATGCGGAGATTAGTAAGCTAAAAAAAAGCAATAGGCGGTTAATAATTTCGAACACAGCACTAACATTAGGTATCACAGGACTAGCTTTTTCTACTATATATTTTGCAATACTATAGCTATGGAATTCGAACTACGTGATTTGATTACTTTAATAGGTGCTAGTGTATCACTTG